TGCGCTTACATCAATTGCGCACGTAGGTTATGCCGACTATGGCGAACTAATTTTAGGAACGCTGCTGCGGCTTCCAGGAGCCCACGTTGGCGTCGTACTGATTAAGCGCGCTGTTGCCACTCTGAGCGATGGGCGCCAGGATCTCGCTTTGGTGGGAACTCATCGACTCGCCATCGGGAATGGCCAGCGAGATATCCCAGCTCTGGCAGATCACGTCGACACGCTCGTACATCCACTCGGCAAGCTGCTTTAAGTGGGCGATGTCGTCCGCATAGACCGTATCGTCCTGATACTTAAGGTTGTTAAGCTCATCTTGCGTCTTTTTGATCTGGTCGCGCAGGGCGTAGGCACTCTGCGACAGCTCCTGGCGGGTGGACAGCGGCGTTCGGAGATAGCCGTTGTTAAAGGAATCGATGACCTCGCCGATCTGGTCCTCATCACCGTAGGACACGATGGTCTGATACAGACCGTCGAGTCTGGTATAGAGCTGATCATCGGTGAGCACGGTTTCTTCCTGGACCACCTCGGCAGAATCGTCCTGCTTGGTATCGTCCTCAGTCGCCTCGCCCTTTTGGCGCGTGGGGAAGGTCGTCTGCGCAGCCTGGCCAAACTGGTCGTAGAAGGCAGGCATGACACCCATGGGATCGGCCGTCACGAACCAATAGGCACCGCCGCAAACGACGGCAAGGACCGCGATGACGATGAGCGGCTTGGGGATATGACGCTTGTGCTTGTGATAGGCGTCTTCGTCGGGATGCACCTTGCGCTTGGGTTTTTGAGCATCGTCATGCAGGGAAACGGGCATGGGAATATCGACCTTGGGGATACCGAAATCCTTATCGAAAGCCGGCAGCACGCAGGTCTCATTGGGGTCGGCGGCGTCCGAAAGCACCGCAGCGGCAGAGGCCGGCGCATGCGGCACCTCGGTATCGATCTGCTCTTGCGTTAGGCGCGGAAAGCCCGCCGTGCGGCCCGCTGCCAGGTCGGATGCGGCCGCGTCCTCGGAGAGGATACCCGGAGCGGGGCGTCCGCATTTGGGGCACGTACGATCATGCGGAGAAAGACGGGCACCGCAGCCCTCACAGAACACGAACTCGGTGTGCTCGGGACCATCGCCCGGACCCACATAGGCGTTGCAGTAGGGGCAGAACGAGGCGCCGTCCTCGATGGTCTTAAGGCAATGCGGACAGATCACGGCATCCTCTTTTCGAAGCAATTCAAACAATCGAGGTTAGAGCATAACATCGCCAAGGCCCCACAGGAGCAAGGCACCAATTCAACATCGCCAGGGCGCGTAGTTACTTCTTCTTTTTGCTCGGCATCGAGACTTTGATGCCTTGGGCGGACTTGGTTACGCGGGAGCGCTTGACTCCGGTACTCTTCTTTTTCTTGGGCTGGGCCTGGGCCACGCCCTCGAGTGCGCGGGCCTCGGCCTCACGAACGGTGCGAGCTTCGCGGCGCTGCGCCATGTCGGCGGCGACGCGCTTGGCAAAACGCTCGGCCGTCGAACCCGTCGAGCTCACCTTGCCGCCACCGCGACCCAAGCGGACGCGCACACCGCGGCCAAAACCAGTTGCGGCATGACGACGACGCGGCTTGAGCGAATCCATCATCGTGGCGAGCTTAAAGAACACCGAGCAGGTGATGACCACGATGACAGCCAAGATAACCATCTGGCCCATCGACAGGTTGGCAATAGACAGCAGCTTCGGGAATCCGATAACGCCCGTCAGGATGCCGGCAACTACAAACACAAAGAGCGCCACACGTAAGGGCGTGAGGGGCTGCGAGATACGCCAGATCAGGCTGACACTCGCCGCGCACGACGTAAGTAGGCACATCGTAGACAGCGTGAGCTGGTTAAAGCCGAACACGCGCGCCACAAAGATATCGAGCGCCGCGGCCAAAATGACCGCAAGCGACGCCGGCAGTGCCCGCTTGAGCACGTTCGTCAGGAACGACCCCTTCACGCGAGCATTGTTGGGCTCCAGGCCCAACACAAAGCCCGGCGCGCCAATGCAGAAGAAGTTGATGAGCGTCATCTGAATCGGCTCGAAAGGGTACGGCGGCAGTGCGATGCACAGCGCCGCCAGGCCCATCGAGAACAGCGTCTTAGTCAGGAACAGCGAAGCCGAACGCTGCAGGTTGTTGATGGAGCGACGGCCCTCGGCCACCACGGCGGGCATCGAGGCAAAGTCGTTGTCGACGAGCACGATCTCGGCCACGTTACGCGCGGCATCGGAGCCGGCCGCCATGGCCACGGAGCAGTCGGCCTCCTTGAGCGCCAGCACGTCGTTGACGCCGTCGCCTGTCATGGCCACGGTGTGCTCGCGGCGCTTGAGCGCCTGCACGAGCTCGCGCTTCTGCTGCGGGGTCACACGACCAAAGACATGGTAGCGGTCCACTGCGGCATCGAGCTTGGCCGGCGTATCGAGCGTCGTGGCGTCCACATAAGCGTCCGCCCCCGGCACGCCCACCACGCGCGCGATCGACGACACCGTACGCGGGTCGTCGCCACTGATCACGTTGAGAGTCACGCCCTGCTCGTTAAAGTAGCCGATGGTCTCGGCCGCCGAGGTACGGATCTCGTCGCGTATGGTCACAAAGCCCACGGGCTCGGCCTCGCCCACCATATCGCCATCGGGCGTAAAGCCGTCAACGCGCGCCACCACGAGCACGCGGCAGGTATCGGCAAGCTCGGCGACACGGTTCTCGACCTGGGCAAACGCACGATCAGAGAGCACAAACTGCGCCGCACCCATCACATATGAGCCCTGTGCAAACGACGCGCCGCTCCACTTTTTGGAAGACGAGAACGGAATGACCGACAGCGGCTCGGACACCTCGACCGGACGGTCGGCGTAATAGTTGAGCAGCGCCTGACAGGTCTCGTTGGCATCGGCCGAGGTCGCACGTGCGACGTTAGCCAGCGCAAAATCGAGCACCGTGGTATCGACGGGAACGGCGGCGTCGCCCTCCCCCGCACCCATACCCTCGACCGGCAGCGGATAGGTACCCTCGACCTCCATGCGGCCCGACGTGATGGTGCCCGTCTTGTCCAGGCACAGCACGTCGACGCGCGCGAGCGTCTCAATGCAGTAGAGCTGCTGCGCGAGTACCTTGCGGCGGGCCAGGCGCACCGTGGCGATGGCGAGCACCGACGAGGTCAGCAGCACCAGGCCTTGCGGGATCATGCCCAGCAGGGCGCCCACCGTGGACAGCAGCGCCGACGAAGGCACATGACCAGCCAACAGCTCGGAGAAGCACCACGAAAGCGCGCTATTGCCTGGGGTTCCCGCGGCATCCCACAGCTCGCTCACGCTCGAGGCAAACAACGCCAAACCGAGCGGGATCATGATGATGCTCGCAAAGCGCACGATGGCGTTAAGCGCGTTCATGATCTCGGAATTGACCTTTTTGACGTACTTCGCCTCGTTATTAATTTTGGCCACGTAGTTGTCGGCGCCGACATGGATCACGCGGGCGCGCAGCAGGCCCGAGTCGATAAAGCTGCCGCTCATGAGCTCGGAACCGGGCTGTTTCTTAATGAGGTCGCTCTCACCCGTCAGCAGGCTCTCGTTCACGAGCGCCTCGCCCGAAACCACCACGGCGTCAGCGGGAATCTGGTCGCCGCGCCCCAGGCGGATGATATCGTCGAGCACGATCTGGTCCAGGTCGAGCTCCACCTCGGCGCCGTCGCGCACCGCAATGGCCTTCTTGGAGGTCAGCAGCGTGAGCTTATCGACCATCTTCTTGGAACGCATGGACTGGATGACGCCAATAGCAGTATTGAGGAACACTACGAACAGGAACGTCAGATTCTTAAACGAACCGGTCAAAATGACTAGGAACGCCAAAATCACGTTGATCAAATTGAACAGCGTGCAGAGGTTCTCGATGATGAGCTCTTTGACCGACTTGGTCTTGAGCTCCATGTTGCGGTTGATCTTACCGGCGGCGATGCGCTCCTCGACCTCGGCGGTCGAGAGTCCGCGCTCGATATCCGTTGCTGCCATACCACGTCCCATCACGTCGCGTCGGTATAAGAAAAACCGCCCGGACCATGCGAGGTTCGGACGGTCTCACGTTCGATGGTGCCCCGTCTGCCTAGATTCTAGAACCGAGATCTGCGCCGTTGGGACCGTCGTGCTGCTCAGGATACCACGGGCGGCGTAGCAACACCTTTTCTCGAGAAAAAACCCGCCCGGGATAACCCGAGCGGGCCGCGGCTAGCGCCCGTTGATGCTCACGAGGCACAGGCCGATTGTCGCCACGGTGCCGCCGAAGAGCGCGCCGAGGACGAAAGCCAGCGCGATCATGCTAGTACGGGTTGCCGTCGGTGACGCAGACTTGGAGTCGGTCGAGCGGCTCGCCGTAGAAACCGGCGTAGTCGTCGCCGCCGTAGGTGGAGCCGTCGTCGCACACGGTGTCGAGCCATCCGGCGCGCGCGGTGGTCTGCGAGCGATACCACGCCTGCTTGTACTCCTCGCCGCCCGGGGTCACGTAGTACATGCGTACACCGTCGATGGTGTGGCCGGCGATGCCGGCGCAACCGTTCACGGTATCGTTGCGGTCGCCCTTGGAAACATAGTCAAGCCAGCCGTCCTCGATGGTGTGGACCTGATACTTGAGCGTGCCGCGATCGACTCGGGCGCAAAGGAGGTCGTGCTGTCGGCACGGGTAGCCCGCGAAGCCGTTGTCCCCGGCGCCGAAGTCGGTCACCTCGTCCAGCCAGCCGCCGCCCTTGAGGTGGAGGGAGTAGTGGACGGGGATGCGCTTGCCAGATGCCTTCGTGAAGCCGCCGGATGCCGCCTGAGAGGGCTTTGCCGCGGCAGGCTTAGCGGCAGCGGAGGGGGCGGGCGCCTTGCCGCCCTTCATCGCGTCGTACCACGCCTGGGCGCGCTGCATGTAATGGTCGCGCTGGGAGCCCGCAAGCTCGCCGGGGCAAGCCGTGGCGCTCCAGTAGCGGTGCGGGAACACGTTCTTGCACCACTCGGGGCGACCGAGGCCGTAGTACAGGCACAGGGCCGCGACAAGGTGTGCGCCGCTCTCGATTGCCTTCTCGTGGACCGTCCACGGGTTGCTGCCGCTGTTGGCGTGCTCGATGGAGATGGTCGTATCGTTGCCGCGTCCAGTGCCGATTCCGTCGCCGCAGGCGTAGGCGCGGTCGAGATCGTTGACGTGCTGCACGATGTAGCCGTTGCGGTCGACCGAGTAGTGCGCCGAGCAGCCGTTGGCGCCCCAGATGCCGTTGCACTGGCCGGCGTTGAGGTCGCCCGCCATGTGGTGGATCGTGACGCCCTTGATGCCGAACGGACGGCCCGCCGAGAAGTTGCGCCCCAGAAGCTTGTACTCGTCCGGCTGGACGTTTGCGAAGTCTGCCATTAGTCCTCCTTGATGTCGCCGAGCGCCAGCAGGGCGTCCAGCCATTTGTCCGTGATGCCGACCGATTTGAAGGCCGCGTAGGCCACCTGAACGCCGCCTACCGCGGCGAAGATGGACGTAACCCATGCCGAGGGTTCGGTCGGGACGCCGCCCGACATGGCCGTGAGGGCGCCGCATCCCGCCGAGACGGCGATTGCCGTCCAGCGGGCGACGTTGCCCGTCATCGCCTTCGTCTTGATCGCCTGCACGATGTACGGCACGACCAGGACCGTGCACACCGTGAGGCCCGCCTGGATCTCATTCATTCGATTGCTCCTATCTGTCGGATTCCTTGCTGTAGATAAGGTCGACGCGGTCGCAGATGTGGTCGACCTTCTCGGCCATCCCCTGGCTCCTCGCCTGGCTGTGCGCCAAGTCCGCGTGCAAGACCTCGTTGGACGCCACGACGGACTCCATGAGCGTCTTCATCGCCTCCATGAGGCTGTTGCTGCGCTCCATCTGCGCGGCGATGCGGCCCTCCATCTGCGAGCGCTCGCGGTCCCGCTGCGCGCGCTCGTCGACTTCGGCCTGCTTGCGCTCCTCGCGCTTGAGGTCGAGCTCGCCCTTCCGCTGGTTTTGGCGTTTGTACTCCTCAAGAAATTGTTTCCCGAAGTAGAACGCAACGAGCGTCAGGAGCACGCCGCCAAGCCAAGCCGGTCCGTAAGGCGCAAAAAGTTTGAGCACTTCCATCCTGGGCGCCATCCTTCCGCCTATTCGGCCGTGTACTCCTCGCCGGTGATCTCCTTGTACTCGTCGGCGGTGATCCACTTGCACTCGACGGCCTTGTGTACTCGCGCCTTACTCCAAAGAGGTCGGTCGTAGTACTTCTTGACGAGCGCGAAGTGCTTGGAATGCTCGTCGGTTTTCTTCGTTGGCATTACTGGTCACCTCCGACCGTCATGAGCAGGTAGTCGATGTTCGCCGTGTTCTGTTCGGTCTGCGTCGGCTGCGACGCCCGCTCGCGCATCTGGTCGATCAGCGCCGACACGTCGAGCGTCTCGCCACTGTCGTAGGCGGCGAGCGCCGCGGTGTAGGCGAGCTTTCGCGCCTTCCGCTCAGCGTACTCGTCATCGTCGATAACGCCCGCGTCGTGCGCCGCGTCGGGGTCGCCGATCTGCGACAGCAGATCGCGCAGGGCGTTGACCTCGGCCATGGTGCCATCTTGAAGATCGTTGGGGCGCGGCGTGTCTTCCTCAGTGTCCATGCGGACTCCTCTCTTGTCGGGGAATGTGCCGCCATCGTATTAGCGCCGTGAGATTGCCGAGCCGCTTTGATGGGCGCAAAGGAAGAAGGCGCGCCGCAGCACGCCTTCGATGTTTCTGTTATTTCGCAGCCGCTTCGCTTAGGCCGCTGCTTTGAGTTGCCGGTTCTCCGCTATTGCGATGGCTTGCTTCCGCTTGAATCGTCCCTCTGGTTGGCCTGCATTGAGCACCCCCCCCCTGCGCGAGATTTCCGAACAGGCTTCGGTACAGCGCGTCCATGGCCCGCACGCTGCGGTGCGCGTCCAGCCGCTTCATGCCTCCGCGCCAGCTCTGGTAGCTCTGCTCCACCTGCTCGGGGGTCATGATGCCATCGGCGACCATGCGGGCCATCTTCTTGAGCTTGCGGCGCTCCCGCGTTATGGAGTCTCGGCACGGCTTCACGACTATGCGGCCCGTGTCCGTGTAGAAGATGCGCTTCTTCAGCCACGTGAACCCGCGCGTGAGCTTCACCACGCGGGTCTTGCGCGGGTTCAGCTCGATGCCCAGCTCGGCGCACTTGCGCCCTATCAGCAGCAGGCACACCTGCAGGTACTCCTTGCTCTCGTGTATGAGGTAGAAGTCGTCCATGTACCGCCCGTACGCCTCGGGGCGCAGCATCTCGATTGCGTAGTGGTCGATGCGGTTGGGGTGCGCGACGGCGCATATCTGGTTCGGCTCGCTGCCCAGCCCCAGGCCCACATCGCCCTGCGCGTCTATCAGGCGGTGCTCCAAGGCGACCACGCGCGGATCTAGCAGCGCGGAGGCCACCTGGTCTTTGACGGGTTGGTGCGCTATGCGCGCGAAGTAGTCGGAGAAGTCGCCGAGCAGTATGTAGCCCTCGCGGCCGTGCCGCCTCCAGTGGTCGGCCAGGTGGCGCTTGAGCAGCTTCAGGGCGTAGTCGGTGCCGCGCCCCTTTATGTTCGCGGAGTTCGCGGCTATGAGGGTGGGCACGATCGCGGGCACGAGCGCGTTCTGCGACAGCGACTTCTGCACCACGCGCTCTGGGAAGTGCACGGCGCTGATGTGGCGCAGCTTGCCGCGCTCCCACAGGTCGAAGCGGATGAAGCCCCGGCATATGTCGCGGCCCTCCAGAAGGTCGTTCCTCGATTTGACCGCGTTTCGCAGATAGTCCTTCATATAACGCTGCGTGGAGGACTTCCACATCACGCCGCCCGCCGCCTGCTTGGAGGCCTTGCACAGGCTGTTGAGGTCGGCCACGGCCTCAAGGGTGCACGGCTTCACGCGCTCGGCCTTGGCCTTGGCGCGCCTCTCC